TGTTTGATGGCGCGTTCCAACTCCGTCATGTTGTCGTTGGCAACGAGGTCTTGGATTGCCGTGAGGGCCTGAATATCCGTGGCGAAGCCTAGCAGGTCGGTTGCCTGTGAGCGCCGCAGCGCATTGCGCAGGCCTGCGTCGCCGCCCGAAGCCCCGAGAAGCTGCTGGATGAGGTCCGGCTCATTGGCGAACTGCTGCCAGCCGCCGCCCGTGTCGAGGCGCAGGCCGGAGCGCTGAGAACGGGAAACGCGCCAGCTTTGCGAGAACTGACCCCCTGTCAGATCAAGGGCGGACATCATCACGGCGCTGAACTGATCGGCCATCTGCCGTGCAGCCGCCAGCGACGCGCCATTATCCACGCCGACGTTGCGGATCGCGCCGGTCGGCTCAAAGCGGGCCTCGAACGTCTCACCCTCAGACGGTTTTTTGCCGAATACGTCCGCAAGAAGCCCGCCCGCCGTCATCCAGCTAGGCAAGCCCAAGTCGCCAAGCACAACGCCTACCGGGTCAACCGTAGTCGCCCAAGAGCGCCCGAAGTCGTTCTGCCATTCCTCAAGGCTCGGGCCGAGAAGGGTGCTCAGCGCGCCTTCGGGCGAGTTGCGGGGCGAACCCTCAACAAAGCTCTTTGCCAGCGTGGCCGCGCCCGCGATCCAGCCCCATACCGGGATGGCCGCCATAGCGCCGCTCAGGCCGCCACCAAGACCGCCCGCGCCAGTCGCCGCACTCGCAAGCCCCTCACGCGCCACACGGCCCGTCGCAAGCTGCGTGAAGCCGCCAGAGCCGCCACCAAAGAGGCCTCCGAAGAAGTCACCAATGCCGCCAAACCCGCCCGGCGCGCTGAACATGTTGCCGATGCTGCTGAACAGGCCGCCGCCTGCAGAAGGCCCAACGCCGCCACCAATCATGCCGTTGATGCCGGGGATGGAGAAGCCGCCCCCACCCATACCCATCTGCTGTGCGACGCCACCGAGCCCAACGGAGCCAAGCACGTTGCTCACAACCGGGCGGAACACCATTAGCGTGGCAATTTCAGCAGCCAACCTGATGAAGATGCGCTTGATGCTTTCGGAAAGATCCTCGAAGGAATCCACCCCGCCCGAGAAAATATCCTCAAACATGTCCGTAAATTCGGACTGGATACCCTGAATAGCGTTTCTGAAAGGCTCAAGGAAAAGATCGCGCTGGCGCTGGGCTTCCTCAATCTCGCCGCGCGTGGCCGCGACCTGCTTGGTAAGCTCAAGCTCCGTCTCGGCCTGCTCGCTGGTGAGGTCGATGCCGCGGCGACGAAGATCGATTTCCTTTTCCGCAAGCTCAATCGCAACGCGGCGGACCTGCGCCGTTTCGTTGACAACGCGCAATTCCGTTTGAGCGACAGCAAGTTCGTCTCTGAGGTCCGAAATGGCGGTGAGGTTTTCAATCTCTCGCTGGGCCTCTCTGATTTCGTCAATCAGGCCCGTAAGAGAGGCTTTTTCCTCATCGGTGAACTTTTTGTTCAGCTTCTGGATTTCATTCAGGCGCTCAATGGCGCGCTCTGCCGCAGCAACAGCCTCAGGGCCTTCCCGGTAGGCGTCAACAAGCTGGCGCACCGCCTCGCGCTGCTCTTGAAGCTCGCGCAACTCGTCTTCGTAGCCTTTGGTGGCCGAGCGAGGCGCACCGCCTCCAACACCCTCTCCGGAGATAGTAAGGTCCGAAAGCATGGTGCGGCGCTCGCTGGAGCGTCCGCCGGGATTCTCGGCTCTCGTCGTGAAACCAAGCTGTTCGCTGAAGCGCCCCCCGATAAGCCCGCTATAAATCCGGCCAATGGAGGTATTATCCAGAAAGCGAGACACCGTGTTTTCGTCGGGGAGAATGCCTGAGGCGAGTTTGTCAAACGCCTCTGCCAGCCTGCCGACCTGCTGGATGGCGGAGGCCGTTTCCGTGGCAAGGACACGCACCATTTCCGCCACAGCCTCAACGCCACGCTGGAATTCCGCGCTACCAATGACATCCCGAAGCTCATCAATGGCGCCGACAAATTCCTCAGTCAGGCCGCCGGCACGATCCATCGCGCCAATGGTGACAAGCATTTCGTTTTGCAGCTGCTGGAAAGCCTGGCTGATGGTCGTGGGGATTTGCTCGAACTGGCGCTGGGCTTCGGCTGATTTTGCAAGGATTGCATCGAAAAACCGGGTGGCTGTGATTTGCCCTTCAAAAGCCTGCTCGCGGAACTGGCCCAAAGTGAGGCCCATCGCATCAGCCGCTGCCTTTGCCACGGCGGGCAACTGCTCCATGACGGAGCGCAGTTCTTCGCCGCGAAGTTCGCCAGAAGCAAGGCCCTGCGAAAGCTGGATGATCGCGGCCTGCGCTTCTTGCGCACTAGCACCAGACACAACCACAAGCTGCTGAATTGTCTCGGTGAATTGCAGTATCTGCCGCGCCGAAGCACCGAGCTGATCCGCATTTCGCGCAACACGGGTGTAAAGCGTCGCCGTGGCTTCAAAGCTCTGACGGGTGCGCTGCGCCGTGTTGAAAAGCTCACGCTGAACCGCGGCCAGTTCCTGAGTGTTCCGGGTGACGAGAGAAAGGCGGGCGCCCAAAAGCTGCATGGTATCCGCAGCCTGAATAAACTCGCGCGCCACAAGGCCGGTAAAGAGTGCCCGGAAGGCATTCTGAAGGCTGAAGGCGCTTTCCTTAACGCCATCCAGAGAGCGCCGCACGCGGCGCGCGCCAGCCTCCGAAGGCCGGGAATCGACTTCGATTGAAATGCGGGCATCCGTCATTTCATGCGTTCCTTTCCGGCCTTCGGGGTGTTTGGCTTGTCGCCTTTTCCGGCGTCCTCTGCGGGCTTTTGCGCCTGCAGCGTCAGGTATTCCTCATCCAAGACGCGGATGAAGTTCACAAACTCGTCGCGCTCGTCCTCGTCCTCGATCCCAAACAGATCGCAATACGCCTTGATGGAGGTCATCGGGATAAAGCCCAGCGACCCCATTCCGTAAACGGGCCTGTCAGGAGCGAGTTGGTTGAACGCTTCGATATAAAAAGAAAGCCCAGCTTGCGGCTGGACCATTTCCCGCAATATTGGCGGGTCATCAATCTCACCTTCTATGGCGAGATCAATCAGCCATTGGATTCGGTCGAGTCCCCAGCTTTTTGCTTTTTGGCGCCAGCGGAGGACGCTCCGGAGTTTTTTTCCGCGTCCTCCTTTTCGGCCTTGCGGAAGTTGGAAAGCTGGGTTGCAGCGTCCCGGACATCCTGGAAAAGATCAGGATATGCCTTGAACAGCGCGGCGCAGTTTTCCGGCGTGAAGGGGACTTCCGTGCCGTTTGCCGTAATGCCTGACCAGCCGATAACAACGGCCTTGGCATAGACATCAATCAGAAGCTCGCGCTCCTTCTCGGGAGAAATCGTGCCGAGATTGAATTTGCGCTGGTGGGGCTTCATGGCTGCGCGCAGAACGCGCTCAAACTTCTTGTTCGAGCCGCCCGCCCGGTGAATGATGATGGTGCGGCCATCGTCGTAATCGAGGGCCACGCCCTGACCGCTTTCGAGATTTTCATCCATCTCGAAATCATCAAAACCGTCGAAGTTCAGTTCCGTCATTTCATTTCCTTTGCTGGGAAGGTGGCCCGCAGCGCCCCCAGCAGAACGCCGCGGGCCGGGCTCATGAGCCTGTCGTATTCAGGCGCTGGGATTTTCGGGAAGGGCGGGAAGGGGTGTCGTCTTCCGACTCCGCTTCCTCCGCCTCGATCTTCGCCATGCCCTTGGCCTCAAGGCCGCGGGCAAGCACTTCGGGCACGTCATGCGAGGTGCCCGGCGCAAACCGCGTCTTCCGGCCTTCGGGATAGGCGTCGAAAGGTGTGGGTGCCGTGACAATGATCTTCATCACGCCACCGCACGAGTCACTTTGAGGGTGCAGTCATTGGCAGGCGAGCCGGTCGTGTCGTAAAGACCCTGCCACGGGAGCCTAACCATAAGATCCTGGTCATTGCCCCCGGCGAACACTTCGCCGTCCGAAAACTTCAGGTTCGGCACCTCGAAGGTGTATTTTTCGTTCATTGTGCTGCCGAGCGTGAATTCCAGCCCGCCCGCATCACCGTCGAGGAACTTCTGATACAGCGCCGCGCTCTCGAAGTAGGCCTCCATCTCGCCGGTAAGCTCGAACCGGCCCGAACCGATGCCCACTGCGTCGAAGTTGCCCACGGCGCGCTGCTGGCGCAGACCATTGGCAATGTTCATCGTGATGCGCATGATTTTCGGCGTGGGGCTAAGGGAAAAGGCGCTCAGGGAGGCGAAATCGCTCGTGGCGTTCATCACCTCATTGGTGTTGGCCTCGGTATAGGTCGCGCCGGAAATCGCCGCGGAGGCTACCGAGCCGCCAATGCCGACAAAGCCCAGCGAGCCGGTGATGACCTGCCCCGCCTGAATGGTGAGCGACATGGTATCGGCCACCATGCCGGTGTGGCGCATGAACTGATCCGTCGCGCCCAGCTCGTGCGTTTTCTCGATGGTGAAGGATTTCTGAGTCGTGCCGTTCTTCAGCACGTCATTGTCCCAAGCCGCGGCCAGCGCACTTTCAAGGAAGCTGTCCAGCGTGCCGTAGCTCATCTCGAAGTCGAGCCCGCCGCCAGCGCCGCCAAAGACGCGGATCAGGTCGCGCACGTTCCGGTCCGCCGCAATCTCGTTGGAGACCACGTTTTCCCGGTTGATCTTCATGCTTTCGCCGGTATAGCGGAAGTTCTGGAAGCTGGGGCTTGTCGGCGTGGTGCCGAGCGTGCTTTCCGCGACAAAGGCGACGCGGGTCTGTGAAGCGTTCCCAATGCTCATCTTGGGTTCCTTTCAATAGGTTGAGGAATGCCGTCCGCGTCGCGCGGCACTGGACACAAAAAAGGCCCCTCTCGGGGGCCGGCGGTTAAGTGGAGCGCTGGGTTACTGCTGAATGTCGCGCCAATAAGGCACGGTGACGTTGACCTGGTGCCAAGGCTCCGCCTCATCTGGCGGGGTGCTGGAGATGTAAGGCACCCGGCAAAAGATGCCGCTGAAGCGCTGGTTGCGGAACACCGTGGCGGCCAGATCGGCAAGCGCCTCTGCAGTTCCTGCCCCCAGCCCTGCCTTTGCAAATATCTGGATCGAGATCACACCGGCATAGCGGTTCGTGTTGTTCCCCGGGTCACCGGAACTGATCTGGAGCCCTTCACCGCGAAGCACATTCAGCCGCACCCACGGATCGCTGGCGGGGGGCGTAAAGGGCTGCTGTTCAAGTTGGGTAGGGGTCCGCGCCGCAGAGGGCGAGCCCGTCACCCAATTATCCAGCCAACGATTTTCAATGGCGGCGCGCTCCGCAACAAACCCGCTCATGATGAAGTGCTCTGATTGCTGCATATCCGATGCATAATGATATACCATAATGGCGGTGCTTGATATAACATGCTTACTTTCAACAAAGGAGACAAGCATGGAAGAAAAATGGTCAGAGATAGATGGATCAAACGGACACTATGAGGTCTCAAACCTTGGCAGAGTTCGATCCATCAAAAGGATCGGCAATAGCCGTTGGTATACAGAGAGGACCTTCCCAAGTGTTGTTCTGAAGCCCCAAACACAGAGAGAAGGATATCAATTTGTCCTCATCAGAGTGTCGGGTAAAAGCGCTAAAAAATACATACATAGAGAAGTAGCAAAACAGTTCATTCCTAATCCATCCAGCCTTCCACAGGTTAATCATATAGATGGCAACAAACTGAACAATGCGGCATCTAATCTAGAGTGGTGCACGGCAAAGGAGAATTGCCGACATGCAATAGCCAGCGGACTTTACGTGAGCGCCCGCGGAGAACGAATTAGCTCAGCCAAACTAAAAGAGGCAGATATCATAAAAATTCGCGCCTTAGCATCCGAGGGAATGATGCATAAGGACATCGCCGCGATTTTCGCGGTTGGTAGAAAGGCAGTCACAAAAATCGTGAACAGGCAGAGATGGGCACACATTCCATAGTCCTTCCGCTATCAGGACTGCGAAGAAAACTGGCCCATAAAAGCCTCAATTTCAGCGACGGTGACAGCTACAATCCCGGCTGGCGCTTGCTTCGAATACCCATCATCAAGCCGCTTAATGTAGGGCAAGTTGTTCTGGATATAGATGATGTCGAACTTGTTCAGGTCCATGATCGGGCGCGTGCCCTTGTCGATGGTCGGCTGGCCGCTCGGGTCCGTAACTTCCAGCACACCATCATCCCGGACGCCAAGGCTCACCTGCCAGTTGCCGCGTGCCCGGCCACTGAGAACAGGTGTCCTGAATATCAAGCGCCGCAGCGCCTCAAGCGCGATCTTTTTCTGAAACGCGATTACATTACCTTCCACCTTGTCCTCAAAGGCACGGTCAAGATCGGCGGAGAAGCGCGAAAGGTTGCTCATGCGGCAATCACGGCATAAAGGCCGCCAGCACTGAGAAGGTCACGGCTGCGCTTGATCGTCAGCGTTTTACCGCCTGCGGTAACCTTATCGGATTCCTGCGGCGCGAGGCTCGTGAAGCCCTCCAGATAGATCAGTTCATCGCTTGGGCCCACGGCGAAGTCGGGGAAAAGGTCTTCCGCCGCATCGGTGCTGGCAAAGACGGCCCGCCCCGTGTCTTCCGTTTCCCCCGGCGTATATGTCCCGGTGTCGGGGTCGTATTCCCCGCCCGTGGTGCGCGTCAGGGTGGCGTCATGAATAACGCCCGTGATCTGCGCGTCCACTGCGTCCATGGCTGTCTTGGCGATGCTGGCGACTGTCTGGGCCATTCAATCCGCCCAATCGTTTGATCTGAGACCACAGCGGCGGCACTGGGCACCGGTCGGGGTGAGCCAGAAAAGCGTCTCGCCGCAGTTGCAGCGCCAATACGCCTCAGACGGCACCACCTGATGTTTCATCGCGCCCCAATGCCTGTGGCAGTTCGGGCATTCCATATGATCCTCATCGCCCACAGGAGCAACGGCGGCCCATTCATGTCCGCACGCCCCGCAGAACGCCTCGCCGGACATGTGAGGCCCGTCCGGAGCGTCATCCTCTGGCTTGCCGGGGAACCGCACAATGGACGTCATCACACCCTCATCAGCGGAACGGTGTTCTCATCCATCAGGAAGTCCCGCAGGAGACCGTCAATAGCTGTGATGGTCGCGCGAGCCGGGGCGCCTGCGGAGTATTCCGTCTCGCTCTCCACCGGTCCAGCCTTCACGCGATTGCGGATCGGTGCGCCGCCTCGATCAAGCACCGGCTCAAGGTCTGTGCCTGTAAGGATGAGCAGCGCGGCCTCGAAATTGGCGCGCTTGACCGCCTCGGGAACCTCGTCACCATCAATGGCATAGCCGTCAAAGTCGCTCACATAGGCGCGGGGCCAAGAGAGAGATTGGGCCTCCGTCGAGCTGTAGCCCACCCATCGCCCCCGATAGCGGCGCTCCAGATAGTCGCAGCCACGCACCAGCGCCGCCTCTTTAGCCGCCTCTGTGCCGGTCCATGTCGTAATGCCGCGCGCCGTGAAATACGCATCAGCATTGGCCGCCGTGTCATAGGCAACAGCATTGGAGGCGCCGGGCGTGACCACGATTGTCATTTCTGAAGCGCCTCATATTTCTCGCGCAGCTTGTCGATGCCGAGCTTGTGGTGCGGAGCCTTGCCGGTCGCATTCTTGATCGCGGCGCGCATTTCGTCCTCCGAGACAGGCTCGCTGGTCTTTTCTTCCTGCGAGGCTTCGGGAAGCCGGGCAAAACCGCCTTCACCTTCCTCAATTGCACCCTTCACAACGACAGCATCAGCCTCGTCGTAAAGCTCGTGTCTCTCGGCGTCGAAGTCCGACGCGTTGATAATGGCATAGCCGCGCGGATGATCATGCTTGATCTTCACCGTGGGGATTCTCATGGGAAAATTCCTTCTGCTGGGAAAGAGAGAGCCGAGGGCGCGGACGCCCCCGGCCATGTCGTTACGGGCCTTAGCCCATCAGGAGAGCGAGATGTTCCGGCTTGACCGGCTTCACGCCCCAGCAAATCGCCACTTCGTAAGTCACCTGGCGATACTGGCGGTAAACCGCAACTTCAAAGACAAGGCCGGAAACCGGGTCTTCGACATAGGTGCGGTCATCGGCCTGATCGCCGCCGGTGGGAAGGGCCGGCACGCGGGCTGCAAGCTGGATTGCATCGCGCGAGAACGCCATGTTGGCAGTGTAGTTCGCCGCAATCGTCGAGGCCACGCCATCGGCAAGGCTGAGACGAAGGCCGGGGGCGCCAAGCACGATGTCTTTGTCACCGCTCGATGCCGAGCCCGTGGTGATCACATACTTGTTTGTGTCGCCCACGAAAGAGATCACGTCGCCCGCGACATGCGTGCCAGAGCCCGTGTCGAGGTGAATCGTCGTGTCACCGATGCTATAGCCGGTCGGCGAAGACGGCTGATCCACCAGATAATCCGGGGAAGCCGCCACGGTGCCGCTCGTGTGAAGCTGCACTTGGCCGGAGTGGTGCATCATGGCGCCGAACGTGTCCGAGATCATGCCGAACCGGCGGGCCAAGTCGTCCCCGGCTTCGTTGATCTTGAACAGCGCGGGCTGCTTACCGAGCAGCTTGGCAACCGCCGCAGAGCCCAGCACAACATGGCGATCCGATTTCGGGGCGCCGTTGTCGTCAAGGATGCGGAGTGCTTCCGACAGATCGGTCAGATCATCACCCGTGCCGAAGGGCGTGGTGCCTGCCGTGCCATAGGCGCGGGAAGCAGCCACATAAGTTTCGGCAAGGTCCGTCTCGATCTCGTTGCCCAGCGTGCGGAAGGCCTGAGCGAAGCGCTGCGTGGCAATGGTCGCATTGTTGGACGAGCCAAGGCCGCGCTCTTCTTCGCCAGTCAGGTTGAACGTCACCTTCCGCTGGTTGTTGATCGTGATATCGACATAGTCGATGGTCTGATCCGTGCCGGATGCGGCGATGTTGGTCGGCGTGATGTTGGACGCCGCCATGGAGCCGACAACCGGAGAACGGACCGTCTGGTTAGCCGCCGCCATCTCGGCAGTGGCGTCGCGGGAAACCGCAGGAATGAATCCCACCATCTCGCGGGAGACGATGTTCATCGCGTTATACATAATCGGGTAAAGACCCGTGAGAGTGTTTGCCATGGGTTTGGCCTTTCAAAAAGCAGTTGTAAAAAGAGAGTTTTGAGAGGCCATCGGCCCTTTGCCTTGGCTCATCGAGCCTTAGCTGTGACAGGTCATTCCGTGACCTGGCCGCCTTCTGTGATGAAAGCGCTTCTGTCCGCCGCGGGCATCGCGTCGAACTGGGAGCGGCTCATGGCTTTGCCGGTGCCGCCACCCGCTTTGCCGCCACGCGCACCTGGGCCAGTGCTTTTGGCGACGTAAATCTTGCCGTCTTCCGAAGAGGCCCAGTCGGTCACATATTGCTGCAGAGAGACATTGCCCATGTCCGTCTCCACAAGCGCCTTGAACTGGCCTTCTTCCTCTTCGACCTTGATGCGGCCCTGAGATTTGAGATAGGGCAGCAGCTTGGCCTTGTGTTCCGGGGCGATATGGGCCGCGTCCATCGCCGCAGAGAGCCCGCCGTCCACCGTCATGCGTTCAATGGCGCCGCGCAGGCCCTTGATCTCTTCGTCTTTCTTGGCAAGTGGTTCGGTGTATTTCGGCTCCAGCTTGGAGCGGATTTTCTCGCGGATTTCCGCAATCTGTTCTTCGGTCGGGGCACCGCCCTTTCCATCGGCAGCCGCCCGAAGCTCTTCGAAGGCATTGACGTCGAAGTCTTCCGGCAGACCTTCCAGACGCTTCTTCAGCGCCTCCACTTCGGCCTTGTGCTGATCGCGCTTCTTGGCGTTCTCGCGGTTGGCCGTGATCACGCCGCGCACCTTGGGGTGATCATCAATGCCGTCCACGTCCAGCACGAACTTGCCTTCGGTTTCCTTGTAAAGCGGTTTGAGTTCTTCCTGCACATCGTCCAGGGAATCGAGAATTGCCTTGATGCCCATCGGGCCATCTCCTTCTGTGCCGGTCTCGCCAGCGTTTGGGTTTTCGGGTTATTCGGCTCCGTTGAGCCATTCAGGTGTGGGCCGCCCGATAAGATCGGCGGTCCATCCGCTCATCGAGCGAACCTTGGTCTTGATGTGGGGCAGGGCTTCTTCCCAGCCCTTGCGATAGTCCTTGGTCTTGCCCCATTGGCCGGGACGGTCGAAGAAGCCGCCTTCCTCAGCAAGAGGACAGCCACAAAGCACGATGTGAGACGCGCCAAGCTCAATCTCTGCCTTCACGGCGAAGAGGCTGGAGGTGCCGCTCTGGCTCATGCCGGGCCATCGGTAATCCGTCACGAAATCAACGGGGTAGGCCATGCCTCGGCCCACCGTGGTGTTGTTCTTGTGCGCCGCGATCATGCGGGGCGGGGGATAGCCCTTCTCTTGCCGCGCCGCGGTCCATTTGTGCAAAAACTCGGGGTGGAGCGTGGCGAAGAGGTCAACCTCGCCCTCGTAATGCTCGATCATGTGGTTGAGCACGGCTACCCGGTCGAACGAGGCGATTTCTCTGGCGCGCTCCGCATCTTCCCAGACACACGCAGCGCCGCCGAGAATGAGTGTCTTCATGCCTCGCCCAACAAAAAAGCCGCCCCGAAGGACGGCTCACGTTTTACCGCAGGCGGTAAGATCACCTGTTACGGCGCTTCCACCTCTCGTATGAATCCTCGGCCCACATGCTCTGCCATTCCTCAAGCATCATGCGGTGCCGTCCGCCGGGCAAGTGCCGGTATATCGCGTCGTAGTCGATGCCCCGCGCCTCGGAAAGCAGCAGGTCAAACACCGCCTCTTTCCTCACCGTGGCCCGGAAGCGGCGCCATAGCGCCTCACCCGTGTCTGGATCGACGGTTTGAACCTCAGTGCCGGGAAACGCGCGCTCTATGTCGCCCTCCGCCCATGCCGTCACAAGGAAATGCCCCGGCCTGCCGGGCAGGGCAGCGAGTTCGAGAAATCCCTTTGTCGTGAAGACGATCATGCCCGCAGCCTAAGCCGCGGCGCGCAACTGGTCCAGCGTCAAGGGCCTGCCGCGCTGGTCCACAAGCTGCGTCAGCGTAATCTTGCCTTCTCGCCAGAGTTCGGCCCGGCCCGGTCCAAGCAAATCATCCTGAAACGTCTTGCTCTTGCCGCTCAGGAACTTGTCAAACGTCATATCCTCCGGCACCTGCCCATCAAGGCTGGCGCGCGTGGAGGGTGGGATTTCATCCCGAATGTTAACGCCCATCTCCGTCCAGCTTTTCAGCAGCGGCACCGTCACGGAGCGACAGCCCCAATGCCGCGGCGTTCCTCCATTGAAAGGCAGGTCATGCCCAATCGGGTTGCCGTCCAAGTCCCACGTCTTGCCGGAATAGGCGATGCAAATCGTGGTTGTGCGGCTGTCGAGCGTGCTGATTTGCTCAAAGCCCTTCACCACGTCAGCGTTTTCCCGCGCCGTGGTCATCAGCGCGTCGTTCGCCACGCTCTGCACGCTGGTCCGAACCAGCGCCTCGGCGTTGCGGCGCGTCACCTCCATCAAGCCGTCTTTGTAGCCCGCGGCCCGGCTGCCCCTTATGCGGCGCACGATCTGGCTGTTCGTCTCCCCCGCAATGATGCCTTGCCGCACCTCATCGGAGAAGCGCTCCACAAGGTCACCGGCTTGCCTGCTCCACCATTCCCGGCTCGGGGCGCCCTGAACGAGGGCATCACCCGCTACGGAGCGGAGCGTGGCAGAGGCGGGCATAACCGCAACCGCATCGGTCCCAAGCGCTCCCGCAAGGCTGCGCACGGTCCATTCGCCCTCTGAGACGGCAAGCCCGGCCAGCTCTCCCGCGGTCCCAGTGTCAATGCCTCGATACGCCGTCCTGATCGTCTCCGTGACGCCGGTAAGGAGCGTTGTGAGCCTCTGCCGCTGGGCCGGGGTAAGCGCCGCAGCGCCGGGCTCATCGCCTGCAATGGCGCCCAGACGGAGCCTTTCAATCAGATCCTTCTCAAGCCGCTCAAGCTGGCGGAGAACGTCGCGCCGCACCTTCGCATCAAAGCGCAGCAGGTTGATGGCATGGACCCGGGCGCGGTCGGCCAATTCCTCATTGGCGCTCGCCATGGTCAGCCCCCAAGGTTAAGCGGGTTGCCGGTCAGCCTTGGGGGTTCATTGGCGATCCGCTCTTCCTCTTCCTCTTCCGTCACATCGGCGGGAATGACCTCGCCGCGCTGCAGGTTGTGGAACAGGACCGATTTCGAGTAACCCCCGGACTGCCAGCCCCGCACCAGAGCGTCGATCTCCTGCGGCGTCAGGGCGCGGTCCACGAAGTCCATGTTCGGTTCGACTTCAACCGCCTCCGGGTCTTGCCCCACCCATTCCGCCGCATCGCGCAGGGCATGCTCCAGCCCCGCCGCCGCATTGGAAGAGATGGACTTGAGGCTGGCCTGCTCCCGGCTGTAGCGGAGGCGCTTGGCCTCCCCGCTTTCCGCCGTCTTGCTCGTGTCAGCGATAAGCTGGGCGCCGAAGGTAATGGCGCGTTCCAGCGTGTCGGTGATGGCCTCGCGCTGCGCACTGATCCCGGCGCCCTCGAACTCCAGCATTCCGGCCTTGGCATTTTCCGAAGCCAGCACCCAAAGATTTGCCGCACCAATGCTTGTGGGTGCGTTTTCCTTATCCACACCCGAAACCCAAGGCGTCGGCTCTGCGGTCAGGTGCAGCGAGTTGGTGTAATCCGCATCGAGGCGATAGGCCCGCAACGCCAGCTTCGCAAGGCCATAGAGCGGCACATCGTCAGGATCGGGCGTCAGGTCAGTCGATCCCACGAAGGTGAACGGGATGCGGGGGAAGGGTGTGGTGCCCCGGACCATCGCCTTCACTTCTTCGCCAGGTATCCACTTTTCCTTGCCGTCAGCGGTTTTCTGCTTCTCCCATTCGCGGGACGTGTAAGCCCCGTCGCTGATGTAGCACTCCCGGTATCGGGACTTGAACTCCCATTTATTCGTAGCCGGATTGCGCTCATAGGCGCTTTCATCCAGCACAAGATAGGTCAGGACGCCCTCAACCATCTCCCAGTTGCGGATCGCCTCAGCGACATAGCCGGCAAGGTGAAGATTGCCCTGCGCGTCAACACCCGGCATAAGGCCGTAGCGGCCCATGCGGAGCAGTTCTGTCACCACACGCGCGTGCAGGTTCTCCAGCGTCAGGCCGTCTTTCGTTGCCTTCTCGCGCAGCGGCTCTAGCCCGCTCGGCAGTTCAATCTTGGTCGGCTTGCCCACAAGGCCTTGGCTGCCCGTCACCGTGGGGCTCACGATTTCGGGAAACTCGGCCCTTGCCTTGTAGGTGTCATAGGCGTGCTTCTGGCGCCCCGCATCCTTAACGCCGTATTTGATCCCGGACTTCATCGGGAGATAGGTTTCGCCCTTATCCTTGATGCAGTCCTCACCGTCCACCGTGTCACGCATGACGGTCCACGAATGAATATAATCGTCATAGGCCGGGTTCGTGGCAGCAATGTCGAATTCTTCTGCCATTAAATGAACCCTTCGATCTGTTGGGTGTGGGCCTCGCGCCGCACTATCGGGAACTTGTAGGCGATGAAATACCCGCCTGCGTCGTTCGGGTGGTCATGCCCCGCCGACTTGTCCGGCTCGCCGCTCTTGTCATAGGCCTGCTGCTCAAGGCACTCCACATAGACTGGGCAGGTGTCAGGGTTGACCAGATATTCGCGGCTTTCGAACTGCTTGTTCATGGCGAGCACGCGGTCTTTCACTGCCGGATTCGCCGGGTTGGCGCACACCTGAAACCCGGCTCCACGAAGCAGGGAAAGGTCGCTTTGGCTCGCATTGTTCGATTTCCGGCTTTTGCCCGAGGCGTCGGGGTAAACCAAGATCGAGTGCCCATCATGGCGCGACTTGATCAGATCGATCATGGCCGGGGTGTCGAGCACATCGGTATATTCCAGCACCGCCCGAGGCTTACCGCCGCGCATCACATGGACAATTGCCGCCATTTTCCCCACGTTGAAATCCATCCCGATATGCAGCGCTTCCTTTTCGCGCTCATCGGACCGGATCGTCTCATCCGTCGAATTCTTTTGCCTGTCAAAGCCGGTGTAAACCGTCCCGCTGCGCAGGTTGACGAACTCGCCATCAAGATAGGCAGCCAGAAGGCTCGCCGTATATGTCTGCTGCAGGCTCTCGATGTAGCCCGCCGGAAGGTGCTTCGCGTTGCTCTGCGTCGGCGCCTTGATGAGCCGGTAGCCCTTGGCCGGATTGCGCTTCCACCTGTCATAGACGAAACGGAAGCCTTCCGGCGTCGTCACCACGCCGACCGTGTTCAGACTCCCATCAGGCTTCTTTTGCCGGTTACGGGAGATGATCCGGTTCCAAACGTCCCGCGCCTTTTCGGTCTGCAGCGTGTCAAGCTCGTCCGCGATGCTGTCCGCCACTTCGTAAGCAATGATGCGCTCCGGGGCGTCCATGGTTCGGCAGATGATTTGGCCGTAGGGCCCAAGATCGCAAACCTTCTCGTTCTTGTTGATCTTGTGCCGGACTTTCATCCCGTCCAGCATTTCCTCAAACCGGGGAAACGCCATCATGGTCACAAGGTCATAGGTCGGCAGATAGTAGGCTACGTTCTGCCGCGGATAACGCAGCTTCAGCGCAAGAGCCCGGCTTATCCCGGCATGCGTTTTTCCGCTTCCGAAGCCCCCCACGAAAGCCGGGAACTGATCCTCAGCCGTGACAAATTCAAACTGCGCGTCACTGAGACGGATCTGCATCGCGCACGAAGTTGATCACCGGGGGCTGCAAGGGGCTGCCATCGGGGTTCATGAGGGCCGCCTGATCCCGGAAGGCCTGCACCCCGACATGCTTGCCGATCAGCTCGACGCGCTTGATGCGGTCAGACAGCTTTATCTTCTTCACAAAGCCGACCTGCTCCCGGTCCTGGCCTTGGCCTTCAAACAATTCGTCAATGTCGATCCCGGCCACAAGACCTTGGCGCCAGATGAGCGGCCACTCGCTGACCGGCTTCAGCCCGCCTTCATCATTCAGGATGTCCGCGAGGTCTGCCGTCGCCTCGTCGGCAAGGCGCTCAAGCACCCATTGCGCCGTGATTCCGGTCTTTTCGGAGCGCTCTTTTTGCGCCTTCGCAATAGCATCGGAGATTTCAGGTTTGTTAAGGTTCTCGTGACCAACGGCATGGGCGGTCTTTACTGAATATCCCGCACGCTTTGCCGCTTGTGTGGCGTTAAGATCAATCAGATATTCCCGGACAAAAGCCTGTTGCTTCGGCGTGAGGCGTCGCCCCTCCGATTGTTTGCCAGTCATCGACTGATTTCCTTCCTTCGCCTGCACTCGGCAGACGGGTTAACTCTGAAGCTCTTTGATCAGCGCCGCCTCTGCATCCATCACGGCATCGAGCCAGTCATGGGCTTCCCGGCGCGCTGCTTCCGCTGCCTCGTGCTGGCCCAGCATGACCATGGCCTGGCACTTCTTGAGCGTGGCTTCCAGCATGGTGCGGGCGCCGGCAACGCGAGGCGCTGATTTGTAGGTGTGAGCGGCCTTGTTCATGCGTGGTGCCTCAGCAGAATCAATCTCAGGGCGCCCCATAGCGTCAAACGCATCCGCGCAGGGCTTGCAATTGGGCTTCTCCCCCTTCGCCCGATCCCATTCCTTGCCGCATTGCGGGCACCAGCAAGAGCCATCTTGGCGAAGCACGGGATTGCTGGGGTATGTGGGCTCGCTCATGCCGCGCTCCTTTGCGCCTTCGCCATAACGAGGCGGATTAAATCATCAGGTGTTGGCTCATGGTCCGGCACCGGCTCTCCGAAGCGGCGAGCGAGGGCGTTATGCAGCCTCACATAATCGACGCTGGCGCCTTCTCTGATGCTCTCCACCGTCTCAGGCCAGAAGCGCTGGGCGATCTCCAAGGCTTGCTGCAGCCGGGGGGCGGCTTCCGCGATATTCATGCACATGCTCCAGCTTGTAGCCCCAGCCCCATATCGAAGTGATGCGCAGGCCGTGCCGGGCCAGCTTCTTGTTCATGTGATGGACCATGCACTTGATGGTATCGGGCTGGATCGGCTCTCTGCG